CGTTCTACGTTCTTCTTTCGCCCTCTTGCTCTGCCCTTTACCTGATAAACATACGCTCTTATCCAGATTGCTGTTAATGCGCTCCAGATACTCCACACGGTTAGCCAGGATCATTGTAGGGCCATCCGCATTAAGTGCCACATTCATTACATAGCTGAATCTTTCCTCATCATGTATCATAACATCTATCAGCTTATTGTAATCTATGGTGCCATCACCCTGCAAAACTGCATTATAATCAGGCTCGTATCCTGTTTCCTCTATCCGCACTTTAATCGAACATGTATTCTCTGCAACCTCTTCCCGGGTTACTTCGTACAATTTCCGCCCTAACAGCTTAAACATGGATTTTTGCAACCCATCACCCCTTTTAGGTGTAGCTGTTAAGCCTATCTTATACCGGGCAGATAATCTGGATATCACTTTATAAAACTGCGTAACTTTTGTGGGTGATCCCGCTGCGTGCTGTGCCTCATCCACAATAATCACATCAAATTTATCCTTATATTCGCTTAAGTCCAGCTTTGCCATTGTCTGGACCGTTGCAAAAGTAATGTGGCTCCCTATATTGACTTTCCCCGCGGTTATCGTACCCAGACCCACATTATCAAATACCGCCCTGGCTCTGTCGCGGCTCTGGTTTAACAGATCCTGTGTGTGAGTAAGCCACAACGCTCTGCCGCCTATCCGGGCGATTATCTCCAGACCACACTGTGTCTTACCACTTCCACAGGGCATCACCAGCACCCCATTTTTGCCCTTTATCGTGCCCTCTACGGCCTTTTGCTGATATGGGTATAGATTTATACCACTTTCATATTTAAGCGCCCATATGGGCTGAATTTCATAGATATAATCATCCTTAACCGGGTGGATATGCCACACATCCTGCAGGCACCCAAAAGGCAGCCATAATTCCCTGCCCTGCTGCTCATACAGCCAGATCTTGCTCGGGATATTCCCGGTATATTTCCCCATCCGGTTGCGCTTATAATAATCAGGGTTATCCAGCACTAGCTCCTTTTCACAATAAAGCTCTATGGCATTAATCGGATCACTGATTATCAGCCTGTTGGTTACCCTTATCTTCATCCTCTTCCCTCCATTTTTCGCACTTATCGGATTTAGGGATCTCAAAGCACATACCGTGCGGACAGTTATAACAATAATCATCCTTATCCCACGGCTCATCAAAAGTAGTAACCCAGATATGTATAAGCCCCACGAATAATGCTATTGAAACCCCTATAACCACTATCATTGCCCGCACCTGATATGCCGTGTTGCCGCAGGTGCCAGCCCCATGCCCATGCCCTGAATAAACTTCTGCACCGTAATATCATCATACTTGTTATACAGCTCACCAAAGCAGTTATTAAACGGCTTAAAATTTTCGCTGGATACCGCCTCACGGTATGCCTTCCAGATCGTATTCATGCACTCATGTAATGCTTTGTCGAGATCTTCATTTGCTGTACCCATTTCTATACCTCCTGTTATATTCTGATCTTCTGCTCTTATACAATGCAGCTTTTTCCGGTTTTCTCCTCAAATACTCTTTCCGATATTCTCTGTGATACTCACGCTTTGCCTTTTTCTCTTCCTCACTTCTTTTATCCCAGCGATCCTTATATTTTATTCTGATGATCTGCCGGCAATATTCACAGTATGCATGCCCATCTGACTTGTCACCGCAATTAACACACAGATTATTTGCTCGCCTATAATGATATCTTTCCTTGTTTGTCATTTTTTAGCCCTCCAACAAAAATAATGCCCTCCATGCTGATAAGCTCTCGTGCCATAGGGCAGATATCCATCTGCAGCAAACCATAACACATCATAATCAAGGCGCTCATAACATTCCAGCTCTACGGCATCCATGCACTCTTCACTATAGGTATAGGCCTTATAAAACTGATTATCCTGATATACTACACCATGCACCGTATCAGGAAAGGCGGGGCTGTCTTTTCGGTTTAAAATAGTATCCACTATCAGCCGCTTGCCTATCATATCCTCATAGGCCGCCTCCGCCATAACCACACGCGCTATCAATTCCTTTTCATGATCCTCTAATTCCGTTTCTATCTTCCGCGGAATTACCTTTTGCACCTCAACAGTTACCACTCTTTCTGTCGGTACTTCCACACGCTCTATCTTTTCAACTTCTCTGATCTGCGTAATGATAACCGGTTCCTGGTTATCCATTTCTATTAAGGACCCCAGACACATCCCGAATAACAGAACACCTGTGCCCAGTGTGGCTGCCGTAAATAATTGAAAGGCTGTACTTTTATCCATCATTCCTATTCCTCTTATTCCAGTCAATAGCACGCATGATACACATTTCACAGGTCTTATAGCCATCCTTAACCGGGCGCTTACAACATACTCCGCACATCCCGGATTCCTTTGCCTTCATCCGTCTTTTCTGCTGGCTCTTCCTGATCGTGGCGCGGCGGTGCTCCATATATTCCTCATCATGCTTTACATGGCTTTTCTCTGTCAAGGTCGATTCGCTCATATACCTTTAACCTCCTGTATTTAATCAGATAGATATTATCATTATACTTAACAGCTATATAAGGATCATCATTCCCGCACGCCAGCCATTTCTCAAAAGCGCATATCTGGTTATCCTCCAGCCTGGTATAACGGAAGATATTAGATGCGGATGTTTTACAGTCAAAAGCCATGCAGCTCCCATCCTTACACGCTATCACATCAAACGGCTGCCCGCCGCTGGCTGACGGCGCCAGGAAGTGTACCCACCACCCTTTGCTCGCCAGCAGCTCGCAGAACTCTCTTTCAAATGATGCGCCTAAACGCTTATTGTTCATTAAACACATCCTTTCATAAACTCGACATAATCAGTTATATAATGCCACTGATTTATATACTTATCATAGATACTATGATTTATTCCCACGGAAAGTTGACATTTCCCAGATAAAACAGCTGCCGGAACGATATATATTTTTGCAATTTTATCATCATCAATACAATAGCAAACAAATATATCACAAGTCTGCGCTTTTTTTTCAAGGTTGAAAGAATAATAATATGAATTATGAACTTTTGCTTTTTTTGCAACTTTTACATCCACTTTTACCGCACCAGACACAAGTAAATCATAAGGATACTTTACTGTCATTTGCTCACAATCAAAAGAAAATTTTTTTTCGATTTCCTGCAAGCAAATAATCTCAAAATCTCTGCCAAAATTTGTTTCACATATTTTTACTTTTAACCCTAATTTTTCAGCAACAACCTTATAACCACCATATCTTGAAACAGCAACAGATAAACCTTTATTCCCGGTTTCCAAATCCATTGTTTTGAATGATGGCATAATGCCGGAATCAGCAGAAATTTTTAACACCTCTTCTTTTACTTTTTCAAAAGTCCACTTTTTACCATGTGAATAACCCATATAAACCTCCTTGATATGTTTTGATTATGCCATTATTATAGCACAATCAAAACATAATTCAAGAGTTATGTTCTAAAAAGGTACATCCTCGTCCACATTAGGCGGCACATTCACATCAGGCGCACCTAAAGTAGTATTGCTGCCATTTTCCGGCTCCTTCCATGCAGGTAAGCTGCCCTGCTTATCCTTGTGGATAAACCACTGAATCTTTGCATTGGTATTGCCGTTATACTCTTCATGCTTAACCTTTGCGGCTCCTACCTTGCCTACCCAATTTGCAGTATTAAAATCACCCTCCGGGATATCCTTAAAGCTGTCGAAAAACTGCGTAAGGTTTCTGTTGGTGATCTCCGGGCGGTCTGCCAAAAATACTATGTTGTGAAATATCTTGCTATTATACCCGGATACCTCAAATTCCAGCGTAAGCATATCCTTGCCGGTCTTGCTGACAGCCTTTTCCGCCTTGGCAATTCTGATCCTGTGATCTCCCTCGGGGATAGGCTTAAAGCCTGTGCTTTCCTCTCTCTGATAATTCCAGCTCATTTCTTCTTATCCTCCTTAAAATTAAATTTTATAAAATCCTCAACCAGACAATATTTCCTTGAATCTATCTGGTTCTTCGCGTAAATACTCTGTGTAGCCTCCAGAAGTATGTTATGCGCTCCATCCTTGCCTATCATAATACGCCCTACAACATCACACAGGCCACAGATGTTATCTACTATCTTCGGGCTGATCTTCGGTACAAACTGGCTGTATGATGTGCCATCCGGCTGCGTTATGGCTCTTACATCATCCCATGCAGTCCAGATTATATTAACATTCCAGCTCTTCATAAGCCTCAAAGAATTAACTAACTGAAACTGCATGTACTGGTAGTCGGACATCGCGGGCACTCCCTTATTCTTCCCCTGCGCTCCCAGATCGGACAGGATGCAACGCTCCAGCTCACTGATATTATCTACAGCAACAGTGGTTATATTATTCTCCTTGATAAACTCCGGTGTAATCTCTTCCTTAAGCAGATTTTTCCAGCTATCAAAAGTGTGGATATTATCAACTTCCGCAACCAGCACCTTGCTGGTATCCTTAACTACCTCACCTTTTGCCAGTGTCCTGGATATCGTTCTATCCACATCCAGCACCAGGGTATTACCTTTGCTCTGCTCTGCAGCGGCTCCGATAGCCGTACTCTTACCCACACCGGGCGCACAGTATAACAGCGCCGTATAAGGCTTATTTGACATATTACTTATCTTCTGTATGTTCATTGGCAATATCCTCCTTTCTGGTATTCCATTTCTTAATAAGGGATGCACGCATAGCCGGATAGCTAGGATCCTTTTCGATGTGGTCATAGGTGCTTAACTGCAAATTGCATCTCTTACAGTTAATAGCCAGCGCTGCACCGCCATTCTCATTATAAAGACTCTCATAACGCTCCCTGGATCCGATGCACAGTGCATCCGTTCTGCCACACATGGGGCAAGGCTTAACCCCTAAGGGCTCCTCATACTCCGCAAAATAAATCTCACTCATTTTAATTTTCTCCTTTCTTAAACTCTATATAATTCTGCTCCGGGTCATAATGTAAGCAGATACTGCTATATTCACATCTTCTGCCCCAGGCATTACAGTTACAGGTATTTCTGTAATGATATCCGCTGTGTGTCATTTCATCGCAGATCATCATAAACTCATCCTCAAACTGCGCTACTTCATCATCAGTGCGCTCCACCACAAATACCCGGATTTTCTGTTCGGTATCGGTATCGTACCATTCCAGGATGCGGTTATAAAACTCTTCATCCGTTTCATCCTTTTTAAGCCTGATAGTGGGTTTTCTGCATACGGTATAATATACTTCCCGCAGTCCTGTTAAACTCATATAGGCTAACACCTGCTCATCCCACAAAAGGTTATACTCATATTCCCCGCCCTCCTGGATGTCCTGTGATGTGGTTTTATGTTCCACAATATGTCCATCATCCGTAAGCCCATCTACAAACCCATGAAGTGTGTGCGCGCCTATCTGTTTTTCAAGCTCCTTTTCTGCGGCGATTACATGAAACTGCGGTAAGATGTACTTTGCATAGGCCGCAGCCATAGCCGCCTCTTTTGAGTAATCATCCGGCGGCAGATCCTCACCATTTTCCAACATCTCAAGATACTGGTGGTACCTCTTGCCTGTTTCCAATGATTCAGGGATCTGCACCGGTACCAGATTTTCAAGGTATTTAAGCTCATATGCCCTGCGGCATGCCTTAAACGCCTTAATGCGTGATATAGACGCTCTCATATCATTCCTCCTTCTTTTCGCACAGATTTCTTATCTTATTCTCTGTAAGTCGCGTGGGGATCTGTTTTCCATTTTCCACGCTGTTCCAGGTCTGATAAGATATGCCCGCCTTTTCGGCTGCGGCAGTCTGGCTTAAATTTTCTCTCGCTCGATAGTCGAGCATGATCTTTTCCAGCTCTTTCATCCTACACCTCCTTTCCTCTATTATGATAACACTTTTTGCATTATATGTCAAACATTTTTTGATACCTATATATATTATTATTCATTTATTTATATTTTTTTATATGATAGATAATGAATATAATGTAGGATATGAAGTATATATATAAAAAGTGTTTAGTAAAAAAAAATTGCTATAGGGGTTTATTGTATCCGGGTGATTTATGCTACATCCTACACGCATAGCTTACATAATAAGGCAGCGGCGCATCCATCTTTCCGTAGTCTATAACCTGGTATTTGGTCTTATCCAGACCCAGGGCGAATGCCCATGCCTTCTCCTGTGTGGGAAAATACTGCGTTATCATTTTCTATACCTCCTTTACTAATTTCCACTCAATACCGGTCTGCTCTACAACTACCTCGCCATTCTTCTTTAAAACATCCAGGAACTTCCGGCGCTCTTCTTCATTGGCCTTTAACAACCTTTCTCTGTTCTCCGGCATCGATAAGCGCTCGATCTTCCCTGCGTAGACATTAAATCTGTAATTTATTTCAGATTCGGATTCTATTGATATTCTCATTCCTCTTCCTCCTTATAGCTTTTTGCCATCGCCTGGCATACCTTATCTAACTCTTCGCGGTCCAGGTATCCATCATCATCCAGCAGGCACATATCATGCAGAAAATCCACAAAGTTTACTATCATATTCTTAAAATGCCTGATCTCCGGGTCCGATACCTCATATTCCGCCTCTTCGTTAACATGGTCTATTACCTCATTCAGACAGACTGCCAGCTCTCTTCTGGTGCCCTCAAATCTGCAATAACTCATATACATATCAATTACCTCCTTTCTCCCTTTCCTCCGCTGCCGCTTTCGCCTGTCTTAACTGGTTAAATCTCCTGATCTCTTCGCCGTTCTCTGTGAGTATCCAGGCGCCTTTTCTTTCCGTAAAGGATCTGTTTATTATCTTATACTTTCCTGATACATAATCATGTGGCTCATACTGATTCTGCGCCTTTACCATTGGCTGCCCTGTTCTCTGATCTACCTTTACCCACTTCATATCTTTTCTCCTTTCTGCCTTCGTAACCTCCGGGGCGGGTGTTGGTTTATTTTACCGGGATATATATGTCATTTGCTTTAATCGCTGTTATTTTTGTAACTTCTTTATTGTATTCATACTCAAACTCAATACCCATAATTTTTAATGTGTGTTCCATGCCTACAAGCTCGCTGTAAAATGGGCACTTCCTCATATTGTTTTTGTACTCCTCTTCCTCTTTATAGATGTTTGCCAGTGATGCCTTGATTGCCATGCTTTTTAAAATCTCTTCAAGTATTTGCTTCTTCATATCGGTTACCCTCCTTTGTTTTATCTGATTACATAATATCATATCGCTCTCATAATGTCAAACATTTTTTGATATTTTTTTATATTTTTTTACAACAAAAAAACACCCCCGGAAAATCAATTCCGGGGATGCCCTTTGTAAGTGGGGAAAGGTGGGTAACCCTACAACCAATTACAGCCAGATTTTATCATATATTATTTAATATCGTCAAGTTTACGGATCACTCCGGCATACAGCCGGGGATATAATACCTGAATGGTATCCATTAACTCATCCACAACAGGCAATATATCATTGATGTTATGATCTGCAACAAGCTGCCCAAACTCCGTATCACTGGACCACTCCACCGCCGGTCCTGCTGATCGTGAATAAAACACCGGTTCCTCGGCTCTATCCTGCGGATACAGGTTATCCCTGATCGTATAGAAAGCCGCTAATTTAATGCAGGTATTGGCTGTGGGGTTTCTCTGCCCTACGCATTCCGCTATAGCCTCCTGCAGATCCTTTTCCGTAATCATGCCATATCAGAAATAATATTCTGGATCTTCTGGCGCATACGGTCATTGGGGGCAGTATCCATCAGCTCACGCAATTCGGCCATAAAATCACCTTCTGCACGGCTATAACGCCCCATAGCATCACGGCGCCTGCCTGCATAAGATCTGCGGTAAGACATACCTCCCAGGCCATCACTTACCACGCGCCCGCTATAGCCATCTTCTTCCTCGGCAAACTCAATGATTTTATCGATATTTTTAATCGCGTGCGCCAGCTTATCAACCACATCCAGGCTGCCCACATCAAGTTTACCTTTGGATCCATATTCCTCCAGCTCCTTACAAAGCATTTCCTTAAGCTCATAAAGTTTGTGCATCTTCCTCACCTCCTATGCGATCCTGTCAATAACCAGATTTGCATTCTGTACCTCGATCACATCCGCCGGGGTATCCGTAGTATTAGCGGCTACGGAATCCACCGACAGACTAAAGCAGCAGCCTTTAGGCACTCTTATTATTGCGGTGCTGGTCACATTTCCCAGCTCTGCAGGTGCCTGTGGTGTATATACAGCCTTACTGGTAGGCCTCTGCTCACCGTTAACCATTAAAGCCACGGCTATAGGCACCGCAGTTGCTCCATCCGGCAGCTGTATATTACCATTAAAGGTTACCTGATAAGTTGCAAAACACTGGCCATTGGTGATACCGCGCAGAATAAAAATCCCTGTTTCATCCTCGTGATACACGTATCCTTTGGTGCAAGGGATAGATGCTGTAAATATTACAGGCGCATTAAGATTAACCTCCTGCACCGCATTAGCAAGATATTCCGCTGCCATAGTATCACCTCCTGTTATACGCCACAGCCACACACATTAGTGCAGCAGTTAGGATTCTGCACGATGTAAGCCGGCATTGCTTTGGGCGCTACATACTGCTCCACCTCATTTGCGAGCGCTCTCTGTCCAGCCTGGATAGCTGCGGTCTGAACATCCTGTGATGCCTGGCCTCTTGCATAAAGCAGCTCTGATCTTAACTGTGCTATGGTATCATTTTTCTGCTCTATCTTATCGTTGCACATCTGTGTTAAGATAGTCTGTGTCTGTGCCTGTGTAGCCGCAAGCAGATCCCTGATTCCGTCTGATATCGCCTGTCTGTCAGCGCAGTTTTCCGTAGCCACTGTGTATTTCAGATCGGCAAGCCCGGCACGATTTTCACAGCAGCAATTCTGCAGGCTCATCCCTAT